GGTTCCTTTAATATTAAGATGTCCATCTAAATCTAACCTATTAGTATGATAGTTAAATGTAAGATTTGATGAACCTTTAATTTCGGGGTTGGGACCAGAACCCGAAGCATATAATACTTGAGTATCCTGGGCATGGTTATCTTTAATAGAATCAACTGAAATTTCAACTGCACCTCCCGGAACAGATGATACATTAATTCCACTACCTGTAAATTTTATGCTTTGGGCGTTCTTAATAAAAGAACCATCTTTGTAAATGCCAATACCACTAACCCCTGGCAATCCTGATAGGTCTACACTATGGGATATGCTACTACTAGGGAAGTAGAAATTGATAACACTTCCGGCCAAAGAACTAGAGTAGTAGAGTGACTGAAAATTGCCATCTACTTCCTGAAAAGTTAATTCCGAGCCTTTATTTTGTCTTAGGAGTATCCCCATTTTTTATTATAAATATTAATGGGTTTATATTATTCTTCAAAAGAAGTTGAATCCGCTGAAGTCTCTATAGTTATTCCGTCTTGGGGGGTATTATTGGCCTCTTCTAAATTTGATACTACTTCCATATTGAATATAATTTGTGTTTTATTATTAAATTTCTTTATGGCTGTTAGTTCTTTTTGTATAGTACTTGGAACTATATATCCATAAAGCTTTAACTGAAATGTTGCTTTTACTGTTCTTTCTCCTCCGCTAGCTAATTCTACAGGAGTTGCAAAACTATCTATAGTAGCTTTAAATTTAAAGCGTTCGGGATTACCCCAATAACTATTAGAAGAATAATTAATAGCTTCAATTAATTTATTTAATTGTTCTACATAATAAGTTGATATAATAAAGTCATATGTAATGTTTACATAATCAGGCATTATTACAGCATATTGCTGTTCTTGAGGAGTTCTGTTATTTAATATATCAAAGTTATTATAAGAATCCTTATTGCTATATCTTTTTGTAAAAATCTGAACGTTATTGGGGTTATTAGCATCTAATTTTCTAGATAACCCACGATTACGTTCGATAGTATTACGTTTAAAAGTGATAAGAGGCATCATAATTTTACCTTTCTTATCTCTATAGTACCCGTCTTTTTGAATCTGTTTCCATCTTTCAGGAGAACCATAAATAATAGGTACTTTTTGGACTACCCCATTTTGTTGGACTGTAGGTTTGATAACATTTTCCATGTAATAGAAAATAGCTTCATCAATCTCCTTAAACCCTAAAGCAAAGGGTTTTGTAGTATCATCTCTAAATGATACTTGTTCACCTCTATTAAAGGTAGAACTAGCATTAGGATTACCTCGAGTTGAATCGAAGGCATCCTGTTGAGAAATGCTAATTTCCCTTTGTGTTTTAGGGGTTGGTATTTTTCCTTTATCAGCCATTAAATAAATCTTTCTTGTGTAATGCCTACTTTATCGGCAGGTACATAATGTGTTTCACAAATGATAGAAATAGATGAACCAAATTCATCCAAATCGGGGTTCCAGTTGCCTGGTTGGTTAGGGTAATCTGGGTTTTTACCTGCAAAGTACTGGTTAGAAATAATATTATCTACCTCATAGTACCCCTCGTTGTATAAAATTATATCCCCAACTTCAGGAACAAGATTAGCTCCATAGTTGTGGTCAGCAGGAGCGAAATTTTGGTTAAAATCTTCACCAGCTGTTAATAAATCATCTCTTAGGAATTTAAAAGTAGCACCCCAATTAAAATCAGTACCCATATCCGTTTCAGGATATTCCTGGTCTCGTCTTTCTACTAAACAGTTTAATAGAACCGGACCCATATAATATTTTTCTTCGGCAGCTTCTCCGTAAAGATTGACTTTAGTTTCTTCTATTTTAAATTTATAGAAAGAACATTGTTGAGTAATAACATTACCCATCAATTCTCTACTAATGTGTCTAAATAAACTTATATCTCTTGAACTACCGTATAAAGCCATCTTATGCTATGTAAATTGGGAATGGGACTTGGTTTAACTCTTTCTGTCTATAATCACTTTCTAATGATCTTCTTTCTAGTAATTTTTCTCTAGAGGTTTCATCTAAGTACGCTCTTAACCTTTCAATTAAAGTCGTTTTAGCATCGTTACCCCTTGAAACTAGATCAGAACCATTAAGTGTTACTTCAGAACCAGGGATTGGTACTGAGCTATATTTACCTCTTATAAGTCCTAACATTTCCATAGAAATAGCTAAAGCGTATTCAAACACCCAACTTCTACCAACAGAGTTAATTTGAGAATATACAGGGTTGGTATAAGGAACATTTGAAACATTTGAAATTGACCCAGAATCTCCAGCAATACTATTTGCTAATCTTTCAGATTTAAGTAAAAATTGGAAATATAAGGTATTTATTTCTCCTGTTGGGATTGGGAATAATCTTAATTTATTATTTTGAACTTCAAATGAATAGTTTGATCTTCTAATTTGATCATTAAATTCTATCTGTTGAATTACTTGCAAATCATAATTGATAGGCATTAATACAAAGTTAATAGCTGGTGAGTAATTACCCCAACCAAAACTATCCATTAAATTCATAACACCAGTACCACTACCCACATATGGATCAAAGAATTTTGCGATTGCAGGTGGTGCTTCATAAAATACTCTTTTAATTTCAAGATCTTTATCATCATACCCTTGAGCAATTGCCCAAGCATTTAAATCATAATCCTGAACTGAGGCAGTTAAAGCAATTGAACCTGTATGCCAATCTACATTCCCACCAGTTCCTGCTTCAGTACCATATTGTTCTGAGAGTTTAATAATTACTCCCATATTAGGGTTGACTTGAGAGAATGCTAATGATGGGTTACCGTTTACAGATGGAACACTTGTTGATATGTCTGTTCCTTCAAGTGATAGATAATCTTGTCTTACTTTATAGGCATATACCTCGTTGCCATAGATGGTGATTGCTTGTTCAAGCGCGGTATAGAACGAACCAGACTGCAATTCTACATCAGCAATCGGGTAACCTAATCTACGAGCTGCAAAATCAGCAAATCGATCTGAATCTGTTACAAATGCCGGATCGTTATCATAAAACCCGAAAGGAGTATCACCAGCTGTGAATGTGGAAGTACCTGTCCAAATTGGAATGTTTGCCATGGGGTGTATTTTTTGTTATAAATATTGGAAAAAAGGGCTCCAATTGATGGAGCCCCTATATAATTGAAATAATATCAAATTATCTTCTAGTTCTTCCGCTAGTACCTGAGGAACCCAATTTTATACCTTGTGCATCTGCTTCCTCATACACTTGGATTAGATCATCAACAATTGGATCTCTATGATTCTGTAGTAAAGTTATCCCTACAGCATTTTTAATTTTTCTCATTGATTTATATAAGAATCTAAACCCAGATTCTCGTTTTGACTTTAAATCAACTTGATGATCATCACCACATATAATCATTTTAGAACGTAAACCAATACGAGTGGCAATCATTTCCATTTGTTCATGAGTAACGTTTTGAGCTTCATCTACAATAATACATGAATCTAGGAATGTTCTACCCCTCATAAATGCTAAAGGAACAATTTCAATTTTTCCGTCTTCAATAAGTTTTTCTACTTTATCTTTATCATATAAAGCAAACATGTTTTGATAGATTGGTTGAATCCATGGATCCATCTTTTCACGTAAATCACCAGGTAAAAATCCTATTTCTTCTTTCGATACTGTAGGTCTGGTAATAATAATTTTTTCATAATGTCTTCTAAGGAGACCATCTAGAGCTATTTGCACTGCTAATAATGTCTTACCAGAACCAGCTTTACCAGCTAGCATTGTTATGGTGTTTTCTAATATTTTAGCTTTTGCTTCTTTTTGCTCTTCGTTTAATGTAATTTTAAATTTTATAGGGTTTTTCACTATTCTTTGATTTCTATGAACTTCATCGGTGTGAGGTTTTGATGCCATATCTTTAGTTTTACGTATAATAACTTTTATCGATTATACATATGAAAAAAAAAGCCCCGCTTGCGCGGGGCTTAATTTTATCTACTCTAAGTTAGATTAGAGAGTTTGTAGACCATCTACGTAAATTTTTCCGTAGAATTCTGGACGTACTACTTTCTTAGCGTAACGAGTCAATAGACCTTTACGTGGAGTAAAGCTATCTGGATCGTATACCATTGGAGTCATGATTAATGGAATGTATGGAGCGAATACCGCACCAGCTTCCAAGAATTGACCACCTCTAAAGCCCATCAAGATTGTGTTTTCTTTCATGTATGGGTTTTTGTAAACAGTGTATCTGTTATTGATAGTACCAGCTTTTTGTACACCAAATGCGTAAGAAGCTTTAGTAACATCACCGTCAGAGCTAGAAGCGAATCCTGGGATTGATTCCAAGATAGTTGCTACTGTTGGAGAGATAACCATGAAGTTAGCTCCACCTCTAAGTGTTCTTTGGTGAATTTGGTTACTTAATTTCTGCATTTTAGTTCCTAAAGTTTGGAACCACTGACCTTGAGTGTTGAAGAACCCTAAAGCACTTTCAGCACCGTCAACGTTTGAGATAGCTTTGTTGTTTACAGCTGACCAGTACTCAGTACCACCTGCAGCAGAATCAATCAACATATCTAAGATTTCCATATCAATTTCTAATGAAATGTACTCACTCATGATTGAAGTCAATTCAGCTTCAGCATCTAAGCTATGGTAAGCGTTCAAATCTTGAGCGAACTCAGGAGTCCAAACAGCTTTCAACTTACGAGTCTTAGCAACGATTGCTTCAGACTTCATTTGAACGTTGATTTCTGGAATAGAAATTGCTGCGTTGTCGCCGTTCAAGTTAGTGTTACCATCTTCGAAGTCGCCTCTGTTAGCGTCAGTTGGTTGTAATGAGTAAACGATATCTACTGCATCTGATACTACTGCTAAATTATCTACAGCTACGAATTGTAGTGTAGAACCTGACACTTTTGTAAATGCTGGTAATACATTAGAAGGAGTAATTGCTGAAGATGTTGGGTAGAAACCACGGATTGCTTCTGCATCGTAGTTAGCATCTAAACCAGCTAGATCGATTGAGTAAACACTGTAATTAGCGATTGAAGCTGAATAAGCACCATCGGCATTCATATCAGCAAACCAATCAGCTGGAGCAACTGCACTAAATGTTACAGCAGAAGCAGTGTTGTTGATTGAGTAACCGAAACGACCAGCTCCGTACATACCACCAGTTGATTCGTTACCGAAGTTAGCTGAAGGAGTACCGTACATTGAGTTTTCACCAGCAACCGAACTAAATGGAGCTTTTGTAGTTCCGTATTGGAAATCTAGGTAAAATACTAGACCTGAAGGCAAGTTCATTGGTTGAACCGAAACGAATTCTTTCGCTGCGATTTGACCAAATACTTTTCTTACCAATGGAAGAGCTACACCAGCCCATTGACCACCAGTTCCAGCAGTAAAGTTACCAGCACCAGCACCACCACCAGTGTTTGATTCTTCCATAACCAATTGCTTGGCTTGGTTTTCTAGGATCATAGACATATTGTTCTTTTCGGTCTCGTTTTTAGTACCTTCCAATAGTCCAGTTTTTTCCCATTTTGACGCTAATCTTGCAGCATCTGACTGCAATGATTTGTAAGGATTAGCGCTTTCTAAAAGAGATTGTAATTGTGACATTTTTTTCTTTGTTTTTTAGCGTTTAATAATTTAAATAATTCCTGCGAGTTTTTTAAATCTATTTACCATTTCATTTGATTCAACAATTGGCTGTTTAGCTTCTTTAACAATGCCGGTTGCTTTTGAAGCAGAACCCATAACATTTTCAGTTACAGTTTTCTTTGCAGATTTGATATTCTCAGAAAGAGTTTCAAATACTACTTTTACTTCTTTAACAGTTTCAGCTTTGTCAAATGCACCTAAAACTTTAGCTTTTTGTGATTCATTTAACGATCTGGTTTTAAAGATTTTGTTTGCGTAGAGTAATTTAGCGTTTAGTAAGTTGATTTCGTTAAGTTCTGATTTCAATGTAGCAATAGTTTCTAATGCTTCATCTAATTCTTTTTTAACTTCATCCATGTCCTCACCTTCTTCTACGTCTTCACCTTCTTCCATCATATCCACAGAAGTCATTTCATCGTCTTCTACTTCAATTTCTCCGTCGGCGTCAACGTCTACTTCTACATCGTCTTCGAAGTCTTCTCCGGCTTCAAGCTCTCCAGCTTTAACCATGTCTTCGATTACGTCTTCGATGAATTTCTTAAGATCTTCTTCTGACATGTCTTCAAGGTCGATTTCTTCATCTTCCTCTCCAGCTTCAACATCTTCGTCTTCTTCTTCAGTTTCAGTTTCTTCAGCTTCTTCAGCTTCTTCTACTTCTTCTTTAGCTTCTGACATTTCGTCTTCACCTTCGGTAATGTCTTCTGTTTTTTCTTCAGAAAGTTCACCTTCCAACTCAGCTAAAATTTCATCTAAATCCATTTCTTCATCCATCGCATCAGCCTCGTCCATTTCGTCCTTAGCTTCTTCGATAGTTTCATCAACTTCTTTTTCTGATTTTTTAACCTCGTCCATTTCTTCTGCTTCGTCTACTTCGTCGTAGCCTTCTTCCAAGTCCTCTCTTTCCATTTCTTCTAGCTTGCTAGCGAACATGGCTTGGAGTTGAGGAGAGAATGCTTCTTCTAAAGCAGCTTTAGCATTTGCGATGGCAGACTCCTTTACGGTCTTAGCATCAGCAATGGCTTCTTTTAAAAAGTCTCTGTTCATTTTTCCTAAAATTTTGTTTGGAAACTACGCTTATTAAGAAACGTAATGGGGGGTTTGAATTAATTTCGATACCATATAAGAGATGGCATATTAACGAGTATACATATATGGGGATATTTCAAAGTCGCAAGAAAAAAAAAAAGCCCGCTTTCGCGGGC